GAAGTGTGTCCTGCGAAACTAATATTATAGCAGGACACACAGGGCACACGAAGTGTGCCACGGGTATTTATACCCAGCCTCCCCCCATTCTCAAATGTGCATCGCACATCTCATCATGGACTCTGACACCCAACCCCACTGCCCAACATGCCGCGATTCGCTCGTCGAAATTCACGATTCAGATCTCGCAAGCCTAGCCGAAAAGGTAGAGGCACTCGGCGATCTCGTGCACCTACTCGCCGTACACCTCGGCGCACTCGACGAAGAGGAATGAGCACCAAAGCCATCCTCAACAAAACCAGCCGCAAAAAGCGGAATGGAATGCTCAGCTACAGCAATACGAACGCGCTAGGCCAGCCACAAACAATAGCGCAGTCCCCTCTGACGCTCATTGGTTCATCAGCAGGCAACAACATTGGTCTAGTCCACTTCCGTCCTACGGCCCTGGACCTCGACGATGTCAATGGTCAAACGAACACAATTACGTTTGCGGCTACTCGCACAGCCACCACATGTTTCATGAAGGGCCTCAGCGAAAAGATCCGCATCGAGACCAGCAGTGGATCACCCTGGTTCCATCGACGAATCTGTCTCACCAATCGAGACCCACGCTTTTACCTTGTCGCCACCGGCGATCCCACGGGTGCTGACGCAAACGCAATTGCGTCCGGCGCAATCGAGACAAGCAACGGTTGGCAGCGCTTAGCTGCAAACTCAAACGGCCTACCCATTACGCAAGCCACATGGCTCGGCGTCATGTTCAAGGGCCTTCAGGGCCGGGACTGGGACGACTACATCACAGCACCCATCGATACCAATCGAGTCACACTCAAGTTCGATAAGACTTGGGTATACCGCTCGGGCAACGAGAGAGGAATTCTGAAAGAAATGAACCTCTGGCACGGTATGAACAAAAACCTCAACTACGCCGACGACGAAGACGGCGATGGTGTCACTACAACAAATGTCTCCACTACAGACAGTCGTGGAATGGGAGACTATCACATCTTTGATTTCTTCTCCCAAGGCAGCAGTGGTAGCACCTCAGACCTCCTCAAGGTCAGGTACACTTCCACTATGTACTGGCACGAAAAGTGACCAGGCTCTCATCTACATAGACGAAAATACAATTTGCGTTTATCCAGTCCATGTCATCCTCCATAAACACTCCATCGTCCTTGTCAATGCTCCGCCTGATGTCAGCCCTTGGGTCGCGGTTCGCGCACCAAATGCAAGGCCTACCCCACTTCCAGAGAACGGGGTCCCTGTACATCTGCTTGACGCTAATCCACTGTTGGCCACCGAGCCAATCCTTCCATGCGGGAAAGAACTTTAAGCCACCTCTGATGTCATCCAAGACAGCATAGCGTGCCGACTCATCCGAGTTGAGTATCTCCTTTCCGCTAAGGACACCCTGGACGTAGATATGATCGCCGAGGCTACGAGCCCATGTCGTCTTTCCAGTCAACGATGGCCCATAGAGTATCAAGCTCTTCCGTCGGGCATGACCTAACTTCGAAATACGTTAGCCACTGGCGCACCACTAGGAGGGACCCAACCCGAAGGGGCTTGGGAGGTCCCTTGGTGGGGCAAGATAAGACTAAATGTCCGCTTGAACAGGCAGAAGATGTGAACCGCGAAAGGAGCGTTAGCGACTGGCGCACTTACAAATGGCAACTCATCTCCAACTCGAGACTGTACCACCCAGTCATCTCTTCCATCAGACGCTCCACTTCGAAACTCAGCGCCGTCGGGGGAGGCGTATCCCACTGGCTCTGGTCGAAAACGCCAGTCTGCGTAGGCGCGCACATTGTTGAACCCGGCAATGAGGCCACCTCGATCCATCTCGTCGTATAGCTCAAGAAACTCCGTTGTATCCTCACAGAGGTGCGCAACGTTGCTGATAGCATGAGCTCCCCGAGACATACCTCCGCGTGGTTCGGGCCGACCAAGCCCTCCCGCCGCAACATCTCCATCCTTGATCGCGTAATCGTAACCTTTCTCTGGAGTGCCACGAGAAGGCACAACGTTCGGGTGCCGACCGTCCACATCGAAGATACGAGCTGAGCGGCTTCGAAACTTTCGGTTGAAGTCTGCAAAGCAGTGAAGATGAATTCCCCCAGTGGTTGGATGAATCTCTCGGCCGATGATGCACTCTGCTCCAAGTGTTGAAAGGTGGTTGCTAACGGACCACGGGTCCAGATTGCCGCACTGGGCGTAAGTAAGAAGGACATATCGGCTGTTAACAAAAAGCATGACTCAGCTGTGCCCCGTGTCCACGAAGTGTGTCCTGCGAAACTAATATTATAGCAGGACACACAGGGCACACGAAGTGTGCCACGGGTATTTATACCCAGCCTCCCCCCATTCTCAAATGTG